TAGTAGTTTGCGCCCCAGTTATCTGCATTTCCATCGTCTCAAGGATGCCTTGGCTCTTGTCGCTGGTCCCTTGGATTTCTTAACCACACCTTTCATCCGGGCACAAAATGAATTATGACGACTACCTTTTGACTGAGGCGCTTTTAGTTTGCTTCCTGTCGCTCTATTTAATTTGGCTCGACCCTTCGCTGTTAGACCAGCACCCCGTTTTGTCGATAATTTTTCTCCTCGCTTTACTGATAGGCTGGTTGATTTAGGCAATTTGTTTCCCTTCTTTCAGTTCAGCAAGCGTTAAGCCGCCGGTGTGCTGGAAATGAGCAAGCTCTTTGAAGTGGACCCATTTACCCGCCCACTCTAGTCCAGCTTGTTCGCCAAGCTCTCCTACTTTACTCCATACTGGGTGGCTTCCGTCCCAGTCTGGTTTACCAGCCACCAAAGGCACAACATCCACAGCGCAACGCCAATTATGGAATGAATCACCGCCTTTAGCATTTGTAACGATTTTGCCTTCTGTTGTTCGTCCTTGGGCATACAAAGCATCCTGACTTTCAATATCACGATATGTGCTTGTAATAAGTAAGTCAATATCAGATTCTTTGCACAACTGTATAAAGTGTTCAACACGGCTTTTAACTTCTGGAAGTAATTCATTTAAGTCTCTTGAGTTAATCATTTTGACCCCGCTGGAGTAGATTGATGCAGTAGCTGGTCCTTAGCTTGTGAACCGGCAGAACTACCAAAATAAAAAGCAACAACACCTGTCCAAGCAGTTCCTAATGAACCCAACATAATGTCAATTTGAGGCGTATGTTGCACTTGACCATACATTAAGCCAAAAAGTATTCCAAAAAATCCGCCTGTAATGCCTATGGCAAGAATAGGCGGTATCCAAGATTGAGTTGCAATCTGCATTGTTCTTGCAGAGCTTCTATCTTGTACAGCCAATTGCTCAAAGTCTAAACCTAGTTCTTGTGCCTTGGCTTTTAATTGAATCTCGGCTTGTTGAACGCTTGCAATCTGGTCTGCGGTGAGTTTGCCATCATCAAGCATTTTCTTTGCATCGTCTTGAGAAACTCCAAGAACTTTTGAAACTGCTTCATACGCTAATCCTCCGAATGGACCGCCAAGGGCAGTGGCTATTGTGGGTGCAATTTGAGCTAACCAGTTCATGTCAATCCTTACAATATTTTGGCAAGTACCCTGTATCTCTAAAGATTTTGTAGCACTCGATTTCCTTACTATTTTCCTCGAATTTCCTGTGAAACTCAATATACCAACGTTCCTCTCGCTTTCTCTCCTCTGTCCACAAGTGGATTTGGTACATTAAGCCGCCAATGGTGAACGCCACGACAAATACTGCAATACAAATTGCGACGCCAATCTTGATTTGATCGTGTCGCATACGCCTTTCGTATGATTTGAGGACATCCTTTTTTTTTGCGCCTTGTCTAGTGCGTCTTGTTCTTTAACCAGTCTTGCTTTTTCTGCTTCAAACTCGGTCCAAACAGCGCCAAGCTCAGGAGGAGATTCATAGACCAGCATTTGACGCAAGTCGTACTCAGCTTGTTCTAGTTGTTTTTTGCGCAGTACGTTCTCTAAGGCAATAGCTTGTAATGATTTTCCCTTAGGTGGGTTTTTCTTTAGCTCTGCGTCTGCTTTTTTAGCCGCGTCTTGATGGTCAAAAAAAGAGCCAAGTGCGCCACTTAGCTCATTAACAATTTGAACAACTTCCCCGCCTGTTTGTTTTATCTCCTTGTAGGCGGCGACTCCGCTTTTGACCGCGGAGAACGCCATCATGGCAAGGGTAAACGGGTCCATTACTGCGCGGGAGGTGCTGGAGGAGTTACGGTGTATCCGTTAGAAGTTAATAAAGCAATTGCGTCTTCAATCTTTTGCTCACCTTCAACATACTCAGCAAACTGCTTGGCAACATTGTGTTCGGTAGATTCCACAGATGCTCCAATCTTAGTAATAAAGTTTTGAAAATATTCTTGAATGTTCATAGTCCTTCTCCGGGTGTGATGTAAACAGTTGTTGTGCCAATAGAAATGACACGGGCATAAACGTTAGCTGTTGCGCTGACTTGCGGCGCTGTGACAACTTTCTGGTCAAAAGGAAGCACTGGAAACACTTGCTGACTCACTGTGTTTGTGGGCAAAGCAACGTTGAATGTACTGCTGGTGCTGATTTGCACAAAAGCCACATTAACAGTGTCTTGGTTTGTCAACAAATACTGTTGGCAAGGTGTGTTTGCGGTTATGGTGCTTACAGTCGATTGCGAGTTGGCGGCACTAGCCACACAAGCAACCGTGTTGCCCATAGCCTGAAAAGCAATATTATTAGCCATTAGTACACCTTTTTGCCGCCGCCAGAGGTAGGAGATAGCTTAGTGCTGTCTGAACCTTCAGAAAAATCAAACACGGTTCTATAACCGCCTTTTGGCATTGTGCCGGGTGTCCATCTGTTTTGACCCATTTGGGTGTTGTCAGACGGCTTTTGAGGGCGAACTGCATGAGCGTACTTTTGCCCCCAGTTCAAATTGTCTCCACCTTGCGGTACGCTAGACTTCTTCTCTAGGTCTTTGTAATCTCTCATCGTTTCTCTCCTTGTTTTGAATCACCAAATAACTGAACACCACAAATATCAGGAGGGTTGCTACCCTGTCCCACTCTGGACCCCACATCGTCCAACAAGCCAGTGCGCACGACATTGAAAGTGCCAAAATCGTGATGAGCCGGTCTGTGATGACCCCTAACGCTAGACGTACCAAGGCTACTGCATCCATAAATATCCCCTTCTTTGTAAAAGATATTCATAGTTTAACCTTATTCGTCCTCGTCGCCAAGACCAAAACCACTGCCCCACTCATCATCTTGCATCTTCATTTTGATAGCTTCCAGCTTTAAAGCACGGTCTATCACTTTAGTCTTATCTGTAATCGTCGCTGTGGAATCAACCATTACTTCCGCCAACATGGTGTTAATGGCTTTCTCCAGTTCAGGGTTTATGCCCTTTTCTTTGACTTTCTTAATCACAATTTAAATCCCATCCTAACCATTTCTCTTGTTTTTTCTTTTTCCAGCTTTTGATTTTCTAGCCGAGGACAAAGCAATAGCAATGATTTGCTTGCGAGGACGACCGCCTTCTTTTGTAAGTTTGCTAATGTTTTTGTTAATTGTTTCACGAGAACTACCTTTCTTAAGTGGCATTATCTTGTACCCATAGAGTTAAACGGCTGAACAATATAACCCAGTCCTCTGCCGGTTTCTGCGGTCAAAGCACTGGTCAAAGCGCGTTTCCACAAGCTGAGGGTGTTCTTGCCTTCTACTGTACGTTCCAATGAGTTCATAAAGGCATTTGTCTCTGCCAACTGCTTAGGCGTTAACAAGCCGGTAGTCTCCATAGCCGGACGGATTTGGAGGTTCCAAGCGCGTACCAAGTTGGTGGGCGACGTATCTGCCGTTTGAGCAATGGTGTTTTTGAGCGCGGCGTACAAGTTTTGTTTAGCCACTGGGTCAGCGGCAATGATAGGACCGACTTCATTCCAAAGGGTTCTATCGCCAGACAAAATGACTTGCTGAACGCGGTTAACGTCAAAGGCTTTGCCAAGGATTTGATTCTTGATTTGTTCACCCTGAGCGCTAAGTTGTCCAGCTTCTTGCCTAATGGGTCTGGCTTCTTTTTCGGCTTGAGTAATACCGGCTTTGCCTTCAGCTTCAGCTTTAGCAAGCATATCTGCCTTTTGTTTGGCAACTGCTTTAGCCGAGGCATCTGCCTGTTGTTGCGCCTCAGTCATAACTTTACCAGCCGGAGCTTGCGCCGCTTCTTCAACGCCTGTTGCCGTCTTGTACTGTTCAGACAAAAATCTTTGCTCTTGCTCGGCGGCTTTTCTACGAATTTCCTCTGCCGCTTTTTGTGCATCAGTGGTAATTTCACCCGCTTTTTTCTCAGCGCCGGGCAACAAAGGAAAGGCTTTGGTTCTCAGCAAATCAGACAAGCTGGAGCGTTTAGCGCCTGTTCTCTCTGCTTGCGCCATAGTGGCTTGAGCATTAAGAAGGTCTTGTTGCAACTTAGGAAATTGCGGTAGCCAGTCTCTCCAGTCGTTGATTTTCTTGGCAACAGTCTCAGCATTAGCTGTGCGCAGTTCATCCGCAATAAAGCTACGCGCAAAAGGTTCCGCTTTGGTTGCGTCTTTGCCAAGCAAGTCAATAAAATCTTTTACACCTTGTTCAGATGTGAATATTTTTTTACCAACTGACGCGGCGTCTGCTGAATAACGTGAAAAGTCAAAGTCTTCTTTGCCTAGTAGTGCGTCACCAATCCTAGACTGCACAACACGCAAAGGCTCTGAGTCTGCTTTGTACCGGTCTAAATAAGTTTTAATGCTTGGAGAAAATTCTTCCATAATTTTCTCTATGTCTTTAGCAAAATCACCGGCTTGTATCTTGTCAATAGCGTCAAAACCTTGAACATCCATGCCCATGGCTCTGTCTCTAAAAAATCTACGCAAATTCTCCAAACCTTGATAGCTAATAGGTTTGCCAACAATTGCGCCTTCAACTTCTATCCTTGGGTCCAAAGCTCTCTTAACCTGAAGCAACTGCGCTTTCATTTCAGGCACAGATACATTAGTTAATTTGGTTGTTGGATTTTCAAGAATATTATCAATTTTGGTTTCAAAATTTTTAAAAAGCTCTAAATCACTAACTTGTTGTCCATTTTGTTCTTTAACCAAAGCAAAGTTAAACGCATCAGCTTTGGTTGCTTCAGCATTAAGTTCTCTCTTTAACTTCAAATCAGCAATAACCGGCTCAATAGCCTCTCTGGCTTTAGCAATTAACTCACTGGGGCGCAAGGCTTCACCAACACTAGAAAGGGCTTGTTTGCCGCGTTCTATGGCACCAGCGCCACTTGTCCTAGCTTTGTCAGCCACAGAGCGTAATCTGTTGACTTGGTTTTGTGCGTCCGTAATAACTCTTTGCGCTTCAGCTTGACCTTTTTTAAGCGCCTCTCTTGCATCAATCTCTTGGATTTGACGCACCGCTGGGCTTTCCTTAGCGGCGTAAGCACGGATTTGATCTGCTTGTTTTTGTGCGTTGCCAAGGATGGCTTGTGAACGTTGTTTTGCCGTATCTAACAATTCTTTAGCAGAGTTCTCAAACTGGCTAGACAACCGGTCTGCTCTGCTTTGTGCTTCCGCTGTTTTGTAATAGGCTCTGCCTTTAGCAATATCAACAATGCTATTGGCTTGCTGTTCTAGCTGTGCGGCTTTAGCGTTGTACTTATCCACAATTTGTTCAGCGCCTTGCTCTAGCGCAGAATAAACAGCTTTCTCAGGCGTTTCTTTAGGTGTTGTTCCTAAAAATCTTTGTGCTTGGTCTTTAATGTATTGACGCTGAGTAGGAGAAAGTTCTTTCTCGGGAACGCCAAT